GGACGCTTTGGCAAGAACTCTGCCAAATTATACAAGCCATGTGCTTCAATAGCGGCTTGCTCTGCTTCGGTCAATGCTGACTCTTTACGTGCCCAATTACTTGTTGAGTAATCAGCATAACCACCTTTACTTGTTTTCTTAATATTCAAATCAAGACCACGCATAAAGTCTGTTGGCAATTCTTCCATCTCAGGATCCATCAAACTTGCTTTAATGATTGTAAAGATTTGTGGACTAATAATGAATCTACGAATTGGGTTAGCTGGTGTCTTGTCATCACCAATTGGATTCTGACGAACAAAACCTTGAAACAAATAACTGCGTTTCTTCCAGTATTTGTTTGCTAACTCTTTCAATGTTTCATCTTTATACCAAGGACGAACTTCAGTTAAGATTGGGCATTGTGCTTTTGGATCATACATCTCAACGCAAGGTACTTGTACTTCAATACGTTTGACATTAGGATCACCTTTAACTCCATTGAATGGAAGTTTAATAATCTGTCGTTCTACCCAGAAGTATGGGTTGTTGCTATCTGCATCAGGTAATAGACGCATTGTGGCTGTTGTGCCTTCGTCCATATTCCAGTGGGGGTAGATAGAGTTGTCTGATTGTTTCTGTGTTGAACCAGAAGTTGATTTGTTTTCTTGTGCCGCAATACGGGCACGAATTTCTGCTAATGATGCCATGATAAATTTCCTTATAAATTGAGATGGTCTCGTTTTTAATATTCGCCGCTTCCCTATGAAACGACTAACATAAGAGTTAGTATAGCATGTCTAACTCTCAATGTCGATAGTATTTATCCCTATTGTGGGTAAACACATTTTTTTGTATAGGTTTTTAACCCTTTTTAAATGTATGGTAGCCCGATAATTTTATCCAACATACGTTCATATGTTTTATCTAGGCTTTCATTAAACAATTCTTGTTGAACTGGCTGTTCCCATAATTTCATTTTAACATTATCTAACCAAAGTCTAACTTGTTCAGATGTTAATGGAGTCTTATCATTACCTAAATTATATAACAAAGGAACATATTGTTCTACTGTATCAGCTATTTGTTTATCGCTATAATCTTTTTCTGCTAAATCCTTAGCAAATCTTCCCTTAAACATAGCAAACAGTCCAGGCAAATGTTTAGTAATCCATTCATTGTAATTAGGATTACGATATTGTTTAGACGGTTTAATATCATAACCTTCATTTATACTTTCTTGTACATTAGCTGAACTGGGCATGTTCTGTTGTTTTTGATTATTCACAAGCCAAGATATATCTGCTACCTTTTTATCTGGTGCTGAATTTGAACTAGTCATTTTTTCAATATTCTGATTAATAAAATCTAAACTTTGACTAATTTCAACCTTCATTTTACTAATATCTTCCGCATCTTGCATAATGCCGGCTCTTAACTCTCTTGATATCTCAAGTTCTTTATTCATGTCTGTACCAAACTTTTCAAGTTTATCAGAGGTAATTTTTTTATAATCACTGAAACTAGTCTTATATTCTTTAAATCTTAGTTCTTTAGCAGCCAATCTAGCTCTAGCATCTTTGAGACCTCTTGCAACTTCATTATAATTAACTGTTGCATCATTTTCAATATCTCTTACCATATCTTGTAACTTCTTAACATCTTCTTTATCAGTTGATTTATTTGTTTGCAACATTTTAACTTGAGAATTTAGTTCATTATATACTTTGGGATCCATTCCTGGTTTAGTTTTTAATGCTTCTAAATCTTTTTGAATTTTTTCTAATTCATCAGCACTAGCTTTTGCTTGTTGTTGTGTACCAGAACTACCGGTAGTTAACATACCACTAAGCTGTTTTAATCTAGCAACTTCTTTGTCAGTTTCAACAGATTGTTGTTCAAAATTTTGTAGTTCTTGACCCAAATCATTTACTACACTTCTTAGCCGTTCATTTTCACGTTTTTGAGTATCTATTAAACTATTTTGCTTTGAATCAGTTGTTTCCTGATTTTGCATTTCATCTGCAATTAATAATATCATTGCCTGTTCTGAGGAATAGCCAGGATATTTGTTTCTAGCTCTATATATTAAATCTTTGTCAACCGGCAAAGCCCTAACAGAACCATCATCAGTTCTTGGGTTTTCATTTAATAATGATGCTATTTTCATTTTCTAATTCCAGCAATATTTAATATTCTTGCTAAGTCATCTGAACCTTCAGCTACTGTTTCATTAGTTAACGGTGTATCTAATTTCTTAACAGGAGGTTTTGGAGTAGGATAATATGCAGATTTAGCACGTTTATCTGTACCCTTAATTTTAGGATTATCTACCCTAGGACTTACATGCTTCCATGGGTCAAGAGTATCTTTATCTTCGCCTTCACCAACTAGATCACCAATCGTTGCCGGCTTATTTGCTTTAGGACCTTTGTTACGCCATTGTCCTGCTTCACCCGTAGCATAGTCACCGGCGAACTCATCTTCAGATATAGGTTCTTCTTTATCGCTATAATTAGCACGGATATTTTGCATTTTCTTTTCACTAGCATGGTCTTGTCCAGCTTTACGTAATGCATCCATACCTTTTTTGCCATACTTCTTAATACCAAAAGATGCTTGTAATGCGCTTTCATCAACTTCATCTTCTTCAATAGTATTCATACGTTTCTTCAATGCAGACATACCAGCAGGACTAGTCATATTTTTCTCATCGGCTTTATCTAAATCTTGTTTAGTGACTTTCCAATCACCACCTTTTTCTTTACGATGAACTGCAGGCGTATTGATTTTCTGATCGGCTTGTTGTGCTGGATCTAACGCTTCTTCCATACTCATCAAATCTGATTCTTTCAAACCATTTTTTTGTAATATATTAGATAGTTGATATCTTATGCTTGTAACCATTTGCCTTGTGGGACTATCCATTTGTCCTTTAGATTGCAATTGTCCCAATTGGTCAATTAATTTTTTAAGTTCTTGTGAGTCATCATATGGAATTTTTAAGCTAGGTACTCGGTTGATATCGTAGCCAAACATTCTTGCTTCATCAACTGGCTTATCTTTTGGTTCAGGCTTCTTACCAGTTTGTGGAACACCTGCTGATTTTTGTAAATCTCTAATTAGGTCTTCTTCACTACCGCCACCTAATTTGTCAAATACTTTACTTCCAACTTTCTTAACGGTATCTAAGATGCCCTCATCTAACTCATCCTCTTCAGGTATTGCACCTGGATTACTTGACTGGGTATCTGATTCTTCTAAATCAAGTGAATCTAAATTGTCTTTATCAGTCTTTACATTATGATCCAATGTTTCTGCACCAGGGGCTTCAGTTAAACTATCAGCCCATTCGCTTAATTCATTAACTTCTTTCATCTCAGCTACTTTTTTATGTAACTTACTCAATATTGGCATTACACTTTCAATACGTGGATCTAATGTTTCTTGTACAAACAACTCATTTAAATTGTTTTCTTCTGCCTCATCTTCCATTAATGGAGGAATATATGATTCAAAGTACGCATTGTATCCACGTGCGCCACGCATCTTACTTAATGATTCTCTTAAACTTTGATAATGATTAATACCTTCATTAACTAATTGTTGTGCTGATTCGTTGAATTGATTATTACGTGTAGCACGAACAAATCCTGCCATCTTTTGATATTCTTCACATAAGCTACCAATATGATTCCAACGGTCATCATGCGGTAAACCACCTTCAGCTAAATGACGGGCATATATCTGAGCAATACCTGGCTTAGTTGTAGGAGCAAGAATTCTTTCACCCTGTGTATTCTCTAAGAAGATACGGTTTACATTACGATAACGTTGTTCACCTTCTTCAATTTGACGACTATGTTCAATAACAATCTTAACTGTTGGAATATTGTCGTTATAACTAGCTTTCTTACCCATTGGATAGTAGCCTTCTGATATTCTTTCTTGCTTTTTCATATGTTCCCTTTTTGCCATATCATATTTTAAATGGTCTCTGTTTTTAACTTCAAAACTCAATTGGTGTTGCTGTGAGAAACGTTTTAGATGATTCAATAGTTTATACCACGAATCATCACCGCCGTTATTTTCTTTTTCGCTGTTAGCAACATCATCACCAAAATAGATTACTAACTTGTGTAATCCATCAATAGATGCTGTTACTGTACCGTATTCTTCTCCGTCTTTAGTAAACTTAAACTGAAAGACTTCTGCTTCTTCTGGGACTGGAATTTCCTTACCCGAAGTATCCAATAGTGTAGGGGCATACCCTCTACTACGTAATAGCTCAAATAATGAGCGGTTGATTGATTCTTGATTTTTAGCCATATTGTATTTATCTTTTACCTCTTAGCTTATGACCGCAAAGAAGGGCAATGGAGCTATGTATTCATCATGGTCACGAATCTGTGTCTCTAAATTCACATGATAATCACTTAAATGCTGTAACATACGTGTAACTAACAAACTAGCCATAATCAAATCGTCTGTATCCCCGATTTTAGCGGCATAGCTTCCGCCGTGTGCGACAAACGCTTTTAGTTCACTTATAAGACTACGACTATTTACAGTCATTTTCTTGCTCTCAACCAATGTTTTAAACTTAGCACAACTTGCTAGTTTGCTTTTATTAGTTGTATTAAATCCTCTACGTCCTTTGCCTGCTTCGCTAATAAAGATACCCGGGATATTACTTTCCCCGTATTCGTTTAATGATATGATAGCGGCTTCCCCAATTCCATTACATTCAATAGAATAGTAGATGTTGTTTGGTTCGTTTGTACATTCTGCTATATATTTGCTTATCTGTGCTAATAGTTTAATCTGACTTGGGATATCCGTTTTATTATGTTTCCATTCACCTACTTGTGTAGTAGTATTTGCTTCAAAGATTTGTATGGCTGACGGGTCACCACCTGTACCTAAGCTTGGGTCTAATCCTACACAATAAATATTACCCTTCTTAGGCTTTTCATACCAACGTACTTGTCCTATACGACTTACAGGTTCTATACCTTCCATGGCTATCAATGTATTTGGATTAATCAATGTCTCATCAGCAATAATGAACTCGCACCCAATTTCTCGGTTAAAACGATCATCGCCGAGCTGTGCTTTTATTTCATCAGCCCACTTTTGATCTCGTCCTGGTTGTTCACTCCAATGCGCTCTATATGCTCTGAAGCCGTTAACACCTATTTCTGTTGTGTTACCAAAATCATCTTCGGTCTTGTTAGCACCCTTCCAAATATAAGCAAATTGATCCTCGTCACTGTTTGGTGTGCTTGTGATAATAGCTTTACCACCTGTTGACAATGTTGGTGTTATAGCTGTCCAGAATTCTTTAGCAATACTTGGTCTAACGAATGCAAACTCGTCCAAATATAATAGTGTAATAGACATACCACGACCTGTATTTTCAGTAGTTGTTGCACTTACAATACGACTACCATTCTCAAAGTCTAATGATCCTTTGTTGTATGTTGTTACACCAGCTTTAATATGATCGGGGCAGTTTTCATATGCATAACGAATACGTTGCATAATCTCCTGAGCACCTGTATATTTGTGTGCCGCAACCAAGATAGTACTGTCTGGTACAAACATGGCGTACCAGAGTAAGTATCCTGCGGCTGAAGTTGACTTACCAGATTGACGAGGCATCAAGCTGATACTATAACGATAGTTGTGATATGTTTCAATCAATCGTTTTTGATAGGGCCAAGGATGATAAACCATACTACCTTTAGTAGGGTGTTGTATCATAAAGAAGTTATCCATAAAATATAGATAACCTGTATCTGGGTCACAGCATTTAATAAAATCCTGTAGTTCTTTATCAGTTTTAAAAACTGTTTTAGTATAGGGATTCTTTACTAGTGAAGGTGTATTACTCATAATAAGTATTTATATGAGCAATTTAATAATGGTATTAAAAAAGCACTCCTAAGAGTGCTTGATGTTATTTGATATCTAATGGTCTAGCTTTAGTAGCAACAACACAATAGTATTTTTCTTTCATTGCTAATGGCTTATCCGGATCTTCTGAATTAGGAGAACTTAACTCAAATTCAAAGTTATCAAACTTGTTAACTGCAAAACCAGTACGATCTAATAATGCAGCCAATTGTTGTTCACCTAAAATACTATAATGGTTTAGATTCCATTCGTGTTTACGCTGAGTATCGGGTGCAGGAACTTCAATATACAATTTACCACCTTGTTTCAATACACGATTATATTCCATCAAACTAAAGATAGGATATGGACTATGTTCCAATGCATGACGTAAAAAGATAAAATCAACACTTTCATCAAAATAACCTTCTTTTTGTGGTAAGAAACTCAAGTCATATGTTTTAATAGTATGACCCTTAGCCTCACAAATTTTTATGTCGCCCGGGCTTAGTGTTACACCGATAACATCAGTATATTCCCGTTCTTTCATCTCATCTAAGAAATAACCAGGACCGCAACCCAAGTCTAAGATTTTAGCATCCTTTGGAATATTTAGTGGGTCAATATATTGATTTACTACTTGAGAAGTAAGTTGTTTATGAAACTGACTATCACCTTCTTCATATATATGGGCTGTATAAAGCCATTCGTTGTAAAATTTTAATTTGAGTAAATCTAGCGTGTTATTGATATCAATCATTCTGAATCCTGTAATTTGATATAATTACTTATTCACAAAATGAGTGGTCAAATTATTTTCTTTTATAGCCTTTAAAAGGTTTAACAGTGCTTTGAGTGTTTGTGCCATCTAATTCTTTACTTTTCAAATCACCTTTATTTAAATCGTGATAATCAGATCCTGCAGCCTTGTATGCCATCAGTAACATATCTTGTTCTTGCTGAGTATAAGGTACTGCAATATTATATCTTCCAGCCCAACTTTCACCGTCCATATTTGGTACAAAAGTTCCATCGGTTGCGGCCGCTGCCATCATAATTCTATTCAATTCATATATCCGATCAGCCGCGTTGTTATCACGAAATTTATGTAACCCTTTTGTGGCCATTTGTTTTCTATTTCCTATTTTTCCGATTTTAGATTCGGATACAAATTCATTTGCTCTCATTTTCTTTTGTATCCTTTGAATCCTTTAATCGGTGACTGAGTTAATGTATCGTCCATCTCATCACTTTTAGGAGTACTTACCATTTTTTTACCAGATTTTCCAACTTTCTTTAATGCTTGGTCAATAGTTTTACCAAGTTCTGTATCAAACTCAGATG